TCGTGTGCTGTATTGTGTTTCTTCCCCCTTTGCATTTTCGAGCCAATTCTCTCGATAGTTTCGACAAGCCAATCGAATTTCTCTCCAGTCGTTTGCTTTTTCAATAAACGCTGGATGTTGTATGACTTTACTTTTGTATTCTTGCTTCACTGCTTCAATGTTCACTGCCACCTCGTCTATCCATCTCCTTTCTAACCATGCTTTCAAATGTTCTATCTACTTCATCCATTGGTAAGCTGTCTGAAGTATAGTGATTTGCTATTTTTGCAAGTAAATAGACTGCATCTACATCCACTCCTCGCATTAAGAGACCGCCAATAAAACTGGCAAGGGCATTGTTTCTACCACCTTTATCCCCTAGACCGAAAACGACTTTCTCGAATAATTTTGCAGTTTTACTTGAAAACTCTCCTCGACTGTAATCGGTTGTGAAGTTGAGTGGTTCTTTTGCTTTTTTGGATGTTTGTAGGATTGCAACTATTTCTTCTGGTGCTTCAGCAATTACATCTGTTGTTTTATCCCAAACATATTTTCCTTTCGGATTATTGCTTGGTGCGACTAGTACATAATTGTTTTTGTTTGCCTTGATATCAATACCAGGTTTCACACGAATATCTTGACTTAACTCAACCCCTTTTGGTTTTTTAAGAAAGATATGCTTTCCACCGCTGGGGGTTGTAGCAGTCAAGGTAGTGGGGATATACTGTGATAACTCCCATTCTTTTAAAGATTCATAACCATTCTCTGTGACTGATACATCAATATCAATCACAAAGAAATCAGTTGTTCTTACTGCAATGTTTGCATCTGGTTGTTCATGCCAAAATCTTCTAATTTCATCCTCAGTAAATGTCCTATCTTTGAATTTAGTGATTGCACGTTTACTTTTCTTATCGATTGGGATGACTGAGAAACCTAGTTTTTGATAATGAAGGGCATAATCTACCATCCCAACCATAGGCTTAGAATGGCAAATCTAAATCATCGTCTTGCTTTTGAGTAGGCTCTGTAATTGTTCCAGAATAAGGAGGTAATTCAGACTGCTCCATTTTCTTGATATTCAAGTTGTCGTAGGTCTTACCGTTGTATTCTGACTGTTCATTTTTTACAGTTACTTTCAACGTTTTACCAGTGATAAGACCTAAGAATTGTTCAATTGTATTGACTTCAACACCTTCAGGGATTTTAATTGCTTTAGCATAGCGTTGTAATGCCCACTCTGGATACTGAAGAGTTTGTTTATTGATCCATACCTTATCAAAGATGAGGTTATTACGGAATTTTTGTTGGAAGTCATCACGGATTTTCAAACGAATGTCTAGGTAATCTGTTCCGCTTTGACTAGCTGACTGTTCTGCTTGAACGACTACTACTTCATATGTTCCATCTTCGATAGATGAAAATTGTTCTGCTGCTTCATAATTTACTGAAAAAAGTGCCATGTTTATTATCTCCATAAATTTAATTCTTTTTGCTTGTGCCACATCCAACCTGGTTTGTAGCCATTGAGTATACGGAACGCTTTAAGTTCCGATAAGTTCTTACATTTTGTGTATCTTTTTCCATAGGTCATTACACGACGATACACAATCGCTTCTTCTTTTCTGACCTCTATTTTTTCGCCTTGAATGGTAATAAATTCCATTCCTTGATTGATTTTTTCTAATTGAACATCTGATTTCTCACGTTCAATATCCTCAATCGTTTTCTTCTTAATCACTTCTGCATTACAATATGGACAGTGACCGTCTTCCAACTGGTCTCTCCAAAATGTCGCAAAACACTCTTCACAAGTTACTGTTGACCTCTCAGATGTTTTCTTAGTTTTCTTTGCACCATCAAGTGTCCAATCTCTATCATCGTTTGGTAGACCGTGTCTAATATGGTTACCTACGTGATCAATTAAAATTGCACGTTTGCCTTCTCTTGGATTTAATGCTCTCATAGCAAATTGAAGATACAAGGAAAGCGATGCAGTAGGTCGTAACATGATACAAACATCTACGTTTGGTAGGTCAATACCTTCTGTAAATAGATTGACGTTAACCATAATAGTCAACTTACCATCCCTAAACGCTTGCATAAGGCTCTCACGTTCGCTCTGTGAGGTTTTCCCACTAACTACACCTGATTGATAGCCATACTCAGAAAATCGCTTAGAAACCCTCTCAGCGTATTCTACGCTATGGGTATATACGATAGCTTGTTTTCCTTTTGCTAATCGTTCGTAGTGGTCGATATAATCACCGTATTCTGTTTTAAAATCAAGTGCTTCATCGACTGAGTGGTTGGTAAATTCTCCAGAGCGTTTTTTGAGTTTAGCCATATCCAGTAGATTTACTGAATAGTAATCAAACTCAGATATATTTCCGTGTTCTTGTAACCAATGGATTGACTTTCCTACGACTAAATCATCTGCTAGATCATGAAACCCAGAGCCATCTAATCGGATTGGAGTTCCTGTAAAGAATAATTGAGTTGCGTTTGTGAAGTGATTTAAGATTGTCTGATACTGTTTTGCTTTAATGTGGTGAGCTTCATCTACAAGGATTACATCAACCTCAGGCAGTTTATTCAATCTACGTACAATACTTCCAACCGTTCCGATAATAACGTTGTCTAGGTTCACTCCTCCACGATTAAATGTTTCGTGGACTTGTTCATTGATTTCTTTTCTATGGCTGAAAAATAGAACTTTTTTATTTTTATCAGTTGCATTTTTAGCTATGAAGGACATCACGACTGTTTTCCCTGAACGTGGTGGTGACTGTACCATGATTTTACGATTGCCTGCCTTCATGGATTTGATAATATCAATTATCAGTTCCTTCTGGTAATCCCTGAGCAAAAAGCTCATCTACCTTACACCCCTTCCTATCATCAAGACGGTTCTTAGCATATACACTTGCAGAAGGTTGTAGGATAAACCCACGAACTTCCTCACCGTCGTCTGTTGTCTTCTTAACTAGACGAGCAACCACATCGGTCAAACCGAGAAAGTTATTCAGGATTTTATTCCGAATATCTGGCATAGCCCTGTTGTAAATCATGCCATTCTCATCTGACCATTGATCTGATGTTTCCCATGCAGTAAATACAATCCGTTTGTTTAACTGCAAAAGCGCTCGTAAACTATCTAAGATTGTGAAGTCAACCCTTTGGTAATCTGCTTGCGTTGGTACTCGATGATTTTTCCCATCTCGTCCTAGATTGGCAAGGCAAGCTCTGAATAATTCAGAAACATTATCAACCACGATTGTGTCATATGGTTTCCCTGCTCCATTCAGTAGTTCTTTAACCACTGATAACCATTCATCCCAAATCTTATGTGTGTCAACATCTGCAATATCAATGTTAGGATTGCCAGCTAAGACTTTTGCTGATTTATCAATATTGATAACCAATGTCTTTCCTGGAATGAATGAAATCGCAGTTGTTTTCCCAAAACCTGGATTACCATAAATCAGGTAACAGGCATCATTATTTGTAATTTCTGTTGCTTTAGTGATTTTCATCGTATACTTAAATTCTTCCTTTCTACTAGATTTGCACCGACAATTTCAAGACCATTTTTCAAATCTTCTTTCAAGCGCTTCTTATCAGGTTTATAAGTTGCGACTTTATAGCTTTCCGGAAGAAGTAAGTCGTCCACTTCCACGGCTTCGGATTTTCGGAAAGACACTTTGAAAAGTGGTGTGTCAACTCGTTCATGTCCAGTTAGTGCCATGCTCTCTTTCAAGACTTCTTTCATGCGTTCGTTTTTGCGTTCGTCCGCTCGGTTCAATTCAGTTAAACGCTTGATCTCGTTCTTGCGTGCTTCGATGTCTGCTTCGTTGTTCTTGATAACCTTGATATAATTTTCGACTTTTTCTTCATAATCAGTTTGCCAGTCGATACTATCAAGCGTATCTAGTTTAGTTTCTTCATCCAATTCCAAATTGTAGATATCAAGGAATTGACCTGTTAATTCGTAAAGTGTTGCCATTATTTCGTTACCTCTTTCATTAGTTTATTTGCTTCTTTGATTAGCAATCGCATAACGTTGCTATCTGTTTCTTTTTCTGCTGCACGAGTCAGCATTTCCACCCACTCACGTCTGGTGTCATTCTTCCAATCAACCAACTCCGTGAGTGCTTTGGTGTGATTAAAGTAAGGCGAATAGTCAAATGACTTATCTTCCAAGCGGATACATTTTCCTGCCTTGATGTCTTTGGCTAAATTTGCCCTCACATTGCTATTTGTTGTACCGACAACCTCAGCTACTTCATCATATGAGGCAGTAGGGTGGTCTCTATAATATTCCCTAATTCGTTCCGCTTGAGTCATTTAGTCATACTCCCTTCCTTCAAATTCATTAACCAAATCCACACTGCCACATTTAGGACATTCAATGATTGGGTAACTATCGACATACTCGAATGTGTTTCCACAATCTCTACATCCACACTTCCAAATGTATAGGCTCATGCAATCACCCCTTTGTGTATGGTAAGGCAAGTAGTTCAGGTCTAAGCCCTTCTGGTTTTTGTGTGTCGTATGTGAATTTACGGTCACAGTTACGAATGTTTGTGCGTGCGATGGTATAGAAATCTTCTTTTTCTTCTACCACTTCCACTTTCTGTTCTTCCTTAGCAGTGAGTACCATCACTGTGAATAAGGTGATGAATATAACTGCAATCCCTAGTAATTGTTCTGCGATGCTTGGTTCTGTCATTTCTCTTTGCCCTCGTTGATTTCATTTATTTTCTTTTGGTCTGAGTATGCTTGTATCCAATATTTAAGTTGTTTTCTTAACTGTATATTTTCTTCTGAAAAAATAAGTGCAGTTTCTTTCCAATCAATATTTTTTTCTTTTGGTTCATTGTTAAAAAACCATTTTGTAAGTTTGTCTAGTAGCTTCATGTTAAAACTCCCAATTGTTTTTCTTTTTTAAGGTTTTCTAGCATTTCTGCCAGAGTTTCTTTTTTAGAACGATAGCGATTCCGACTTTTCCATTTGACAAATAATCGAAAACCTTCATAATTGATAAACACTAGCTTGTGAGTTGGATTGTCAATAAACTGTTTAAAATCTGGATGATCTCTCATCTCAGTAGCCCAGACTTTAGCAGTTCCAACTGTCAGACCTTCCCACATCTGACAAAGATGTGTATAATCACCATGAGTTGCTTTTTCGTTAATTCCTACTGGTTTGTAAGTAATTTCTGCTTTAGGCATGGATTTTCCTTTCTTTTTGTGATATAATTCAGTTAGTTATTTTAGTAAGCGCCTGACTTTGTTAGGTGCTTTTTTTGTTCAGTTATATACTATTATGGTATAGACTATCTTGCTTGTTCTATCACTAGAATGCATTGTTGACTTATCGACTGTTATATCTGATGTATTATCGTTCATTTTGAAGAATAAATACAACAAACATTCTCGTAAAATTTTTAATTTTAAGGGAACGGATAGAAATTGTTTGATTTCAAGTTCAATCTGACTAAGATTGTTTGATGATGTTATATCATTCATAGTATTCCTTTCTAAATTTGGTATAATAAAGATAATAAAATTCGCGGAGTGTAATCATGACTGAAAAAATTTGTTTTATTGTAACTGCTATTGGTGAATCTGGTACAGAAACTAGAGATAGAGCAGATGAGGTTTTTTCTTACCTAATAGCCCTAGTCTGTGAGGAATTAGGATATAAACCAGTGCGAGTTGACCAAGTAGATGCAGTTGATAATATCAATGAAACTATTATCAACTACCTCAAGACTGCCCCTATGGTTGTAGCAGATATGACAGGCCACAATCCGAATGCATTTTATGAATTAGGATTTCGGCAAGCATTAGAACTTCCTTTGGTTCCTATCATACAAACAGGCAACAAACTTCCTTTTGACGTTATATCCCAGAGAACTGTTTTTTATAACCTTTCTGTTGGGAAAATAGGGCAATCCAAAAGGGAATTGAAAGCTAAAATGAAAAGTTTTGAAAACTTCGAAATGCCTGAAAGTCGCCTGGATAAAAGTCTTACATTAGAAGACCTTAACGATAATCTAAACAAAAAGTTAGACAAAATATTAAATCTATTAGAGAACAAGCAATCTTACTCTTCTTTCACACCAGTCCGAGATATAAATGTAAAACCGTTTATATCCGAACATCAGTCAATTATCCAGCAAATCCAAGATAAAACTAACCAATTTCAGAGGAGTCCATTATTCCACGAAGATAAGAAATAGCTAGCTCTTGTTGACTTTGCAGTTCCCTAATCTCAGCAACTTTTTCATTTATAAGTCTAACGGTCCTCAATATTTCGTTGAGGGCTGTTCTTTCTAATTCGTTCATGCGCACTCCTTTCCTATTCGATTCCATAATCTTCAATAACCTGAAGAATGAAACTATTCGCTCGTGGACCTTTAGTCGTTCCACTTAGAATATTTGTTACTTCCTGTCGTTTAAAGCCGTAAGCAACCGCTAGAGTTGTTTTTTT